GGTTCGTTGCTGTTGAATTTAGGTTGGATGCCGGTTCGTTGCCGGTTCGTTGCTGTTGAATTTAGGTTGGATGCCGGTTCGTTGCTTTCGTTGCTGGTTCGTTGCCGGTTCGTTGCTGGTTCGTTGCTTTCGTTGCTGGTTCGTTGCTTTCGTTGCTGGTTCGTTGCTGTTGAATTTAGGTTGGATGCCTGTTCGATGCTCTTTGATTTCGGTTTGATGCCTGTTCGATGCTCTTTGATTTCGGTTTGATGCTCTTTGATTTCGGTTTGATGCTCTTTGATTTCGGTTTGATGCTCTTTGATTTCGGTTTGATGCTCTTTGGATCTTAACTCATTCCGATTGCCTTGTCTTACATTTCCCTTCCTTCCTCTCCCATCTCTCTTTCATCTTTACTCTCTCCCCCCCCCCGACTTCACTCCCCCTTCATTTTTTTTTTCCTATTCATCGGCTGGATAGAGGAGTACCACGATTTCAATTACTAATTATTGATCTGTGTTGTATTGAAAACAACGCAACACAAAAGACGACATCTCGTCGTTTTGAACCTGGGCGGGCAGAACCCCCACGGTTTTCAAGACCGTCTCCTTAACCACTCGCACACGACGTCTGGTACATTCTGGAAGAAACGAACTTCTGGCATCCTGCGTGTTATGCTGATGCTCTACCACTGAGCTAAGAGTCTTGAGTTGAGTGGGTGTTAGGGGTTGGATGATAAGGGTTCGGAGGAGGGACCGCAGGGAATCACCCCCAATCGACACTGACAGGATTCGAACCTGCGCGAGCAAAGCCCACCGAGTTAGCAACCCGGACCAATAGACCGCTATGGGACATTGTCTGGTGTCAACTGCTGGGATCGAACCAGCGTCCTCTCGATCTTCAGTCGAGCGCTCTTCCGCTGAGCTAAGTTAACGAATACCGCCTTCAATGCAAACTGAAAGGGAGTGGAGGGAATGGAAAAATTCTGGAGACTGTGTGACAAACGGGGTCAGATTGGAAGTCTGGTGTTTTGAATAGGATTGCTGCAAGTCTCCGGGTACGGACCCTGTCAGGATCGAACTGACGACCTTCCGGTTAACAGCCGGACGCAACTGCCACTGTGCTAAGGGTCCATTGGTTGCAAGAGGGAGAGAAGAGAAGTGGATGGAATTACTGAGGACAGTGGGGAATTAAGGTTGGCTACGAGCCGTGGCCGAAGCCACCCCCATGTGGAGTTGAACCGCTCAACCTGCTCAAAATGCAAAGGTGTTTGCTGTAAGTCCTCGAGGGTGTGTGTGTGAAGTGGGGGATTAGCACGTGGTAGTTTCGATCTACCGTCCTCCTGGTTATGGGCCAGGCGCGCTTCCGCTGCGCCAACGTGCTTGTGTGAGTCGTTTAGGGTCTTGCTCAGGACCAATAGACCTACGGGGGATCGAACCCCGGACCTCTCGCTTATTAGGCGAGCGCTCTGCCGCTTAGCTATAAGTCTTGAACTCCTCTCGGCGGAGTTGAACCGTCCTCTCCCGGGTCACAACCCGACGTTCTACCGATGAACTAGAGAGGATAGCCGCCTGCGGGGCTCGAACCCGCGACCCTGAGATTAAGAGTCTCATGCTCTACCGACTGAGCTAAGGCGGCTATGTGGGTGCCCGTGGGCACCTGTATGATGCTGTGCGTGTCGGCAATCAATTTATGGTTTTAGTGGTGAATAGTGGGCTGCTCGGAATTGAACTGATAATGGCGCTCTCCTATTAAGTTGCAACCCATTTGTTGTCTTTTTGTTGCTGATCGCATTGGTGTGTGTTACCCTCCTATGACCACTTGGATACGTCGTAGATGTTTGCGACGGCAGGATTCGAACCTGCGAAGGCATATGCCGGTGGATTTTAGGTCCAAGTACAAAAAAATTTCTGTGTGTGATCGGTTGAAAAACGGACCCAATCCGCCGAAGCAGTAGGCTACCCGCACGGATTTCGGAGCCGGCTCGTGACACCAGTATCTCTCCACGTGGATTCGAACCACGGCCCCCTCGGACTACAGCCGAGTGCTCTACCAACTGAGCTACAGAGAGTATAAAATGCACCAGTCATGTAAGAGCCCCGACGGGGATCGAACCCGCGACACGATGGGCAAAAACCACCTGCTCTACCACTGAGCTACGAGGCCTTAATGCTTGACTGTGCGTGAGGTGTATTTGTAGAGCGCTCACTAAGCGCAAAGTCCTTACGGGGAATCGAACCCCGACCAGGTGGGTGAAAACCACCTATCCTAACCTTTAGACCATAAGGACTGTAAGTGTGTGCTGGAGATGTTGGTTTGTATTACCAATGCTCTACCGACTGAGCTACGCCGCAATTGCGACGGCAGGACTCGAACCTGCGACCCTTGGTCCAAAGAACAATGCGTTGCTTGCTGCACATCTCCTATGCCTTGAACCAACTGGGCCAAGGCAGCTGTGTGGGTGCCCGAGGGCGACTATACTGTACTGTATAGAATAGCAATCAATTTATGGCTTTAGGGGTGAAACCCGCAGAGTAGTGTCGGGACGAACCGATGCAAGATGGCAAAATGGGGACGAATGTGTGGTGCAGGGTTAGGCCACGAGCCGAAACTGCTCGGGGCCACCAATCTACCCTAGTGTGTTGGCTCTAAGTCAGTTTCGCTCGTCACATGGAATGTAATATGTTGATTTCGTTCAAAGAGGGTCGTAGGAAAAACGGCACCCTTCCTACAAAAAGTTTCCGCCTGTGTTGCTGACCACGTCAGCTGAGTTGAAGGAATGATGGACCTATGTTTTTACCCCCACAGGGAATCGAACCCTGGCCGCGCGCGTGAGAAGCGCGCATCCTTGCCACTAGACCATAGGGGATGAGACTCCTTGTTCAACTGCACAAGGGTCTGTGGGACAGCATGTCCCGTATAAGGTCCCGCCGAGATTCGAACTCGGATCACTCGCTTCAAAGGCGAAGATGCTTACCATTACACCACGGGGCCAGTGCTCGTGAGGGGAATCGAACCCCCGATTTCGCCCTTAGGAAGGGCACGCCTTATCCACTTGGCTACACGAGCGGTTGTTGTCGGCTCCATATATGGCATATCAATTTAGCATATTGAGATGAAAACGTTAACTCGTCTAGGGGGGGTGTATGTGCCAGGAAAGGCTGATCGAGGGGACAGCATGTTATGTATAAGGTTCCGCCGAGATTCGAACTCGGATTACCAGATTCAGAGTCTAGCGTGCTAACCGTTACACTACGGGACCGGTGTGTGGGCGACGGGGTTCGAACCCGCGCGGAGCATAACTCCAGTGGAACTTAAGTCCAACTCCTTAACCACTCGGACACACCCACTAATCAATCCTCTCCCCTCTTGTATTATGCTGTCGACAGGATCCGAACCTGCGCCTCCGAAGAGATACGGACCTAAACCGCGCGCCTTAGACCACTCGGCCACAACAGCGAATATAAAAAGAGACACGTGGATTTGAACCACGGACCGTCCGAGCTGCAATCGGATGCTCTACCACTGAGCTATGTCTCCATTGACGGAGATGTCGTCGGCAGGGTTCGAACCTGCGCGCTCATACGAGCATGGGATCTTGAGGCACACTCCTTAACCAGTCGGACACAGCGACTAGTTGGATAAACTACCACGGATGTAAGTGACATGATTCGAACCTGCGTCTCCATAGAGATATGGACCTTAACCACACGCCTTAGACCACTCGGCCACACTTACTTGAACATGCAACGCAGCGCAAATACTGCACGGTCTCCCCTGGTCCCTTTAGACCAGAGGAAGATGCCTCATCAGGGAATCGAACCCCGGGCGGCTGCTTGGAAGGCAGCTATGTTACCACTACACCAATGAGGCAGAAATGTTGTGCCTGAGAGAGCAGACATCACTCGAAGATCCCGACAGGATCCGAACCTGCAATCTTACCGTCCGAAGCGGGAAGCGTTATCCATTACGCCACGGGACCTAACTAAGAGGGTGGGGGGGGGCGTCCATAATGTGTCCTCCGCCGCCAAATCGTACCGTCACTCTCGGTTGGGTAGGTCCTGCCCGAAAAGTATAGTGCGTATTGGAAGACATTTGGGGCAGGGGGTGAGATGAGAGCGTGAGCGACTCGCCCTCCCCCGAGAAGGTTCGTGGGAGGATCGAACTTCCGATCTCTGCCTTACTAGGGCAGCGCCTTACCACTTGGCCAACGAACCGAAAGTATACACGAGGAGTCAAACCCCGATCTCATCATAGACATTGGTGAATAATAAGCCGTTATACGACGTGGACTGAATGATTCGACCAATATGACATGCTGATGCCTCACCTGAGAAACGAACTCAGGGCGAAAGCATGGCAAGCTTTCATGTTACCACTACACCAGCGAGGCTGAAATGGCCTATCATGGCTCTAATATTGCGCACTACTCCCCCCAGGACTCGAACCTGGAATCTTCCGCTCCGTAGGCGGACGCGTTTTCCAATTACGCCAGGGAAGCTAAATACACCCGGAGGGACTCGAACCCCCGACCGATGGTTGATAAGACCACTGCTCTACCGACTGAGCCATACGGGTGCGGATGTGATCCCGAGGTGACTCGAACACCCAACCTGTCGCTCTGGAGGCGACCGCTCTACCAATTGAGCTACGGGGTCCAAACAATGGCACCTGCTTCTCCCTAGCCCTGTGTCAATATCACCATAATACCTCTGAACGAATAAGCAAACGAATTTGACATTTAACACCGAATCCGCTCACGCGCACACGGCACAACCATCATAGGTAGGTTGTCTCTAAGTCGGTTTTGACAGGCACAGGCACACACCGCTTTCGCCGACAGCGATGAGCGCCTAGGGTTGCGCAAGATAATATTTGACGCTCGACGAACGCATATCGGGATACCAGGGATCGAACAAAGAAATTTGCAAGAGGGGAAAAAGGAGTGGATTGAGGAACCGGGAATGAGTTAAGGGATCCGGGGGAGAGTTAACACATATCCCATTCTCCTCTTGCTCTATGATAGCCGCCCCATCCACTCATGGCACATAACCTTGCTCCGCCTTCGCCTATTTCAGGCGACCATATGAACGCCTCGACATTAACTCTTAGCAGTGCGGTTAACTCTATCCCCTCTAATCCCCCGCTGACATCATCGAACAACCACACCATCAATATATCCGAACTCTCTAGTGGAGATAACAGGAAAGAACGAGTTGACGTTGCACCCGCCGATTTCATTGTGAACAATGAATGCCCGGTGTGCCTGCTACCCATCACTGCCTCAACTCTTGCCCGACTGGCCGCATGCCCCCACGTCTTTCACGATGATTGCATCCATGTATGGCACAATACCCGCTTGAAAAACGGACTAGCACCCAATTGCCCTAGCTGTCGCAAATTTGGACCCTTAACTCCGGCATGGCCTTCATTTGACTTTTATCGATCTTTCGTCTTCGGACCCTCGGGGATCTTAACTGTGCTCCCCCACTTACTCATCATCCGTACCCATTACGCCTTCTCTCCCAACACCAAACAAATCATTCGCTTCGTTGATATCAAACGTCTTGTGAGAAAACGAAACTACATCTACCTATATGACCACAGCGATCAACTCATTTTCTCCTTTCGACCCTATCAACTCCTACGCTTCCTTCAAGAACTTGTGCAAAACATCAAACAACACAACACTCACATCAACAACCTCTTGCAAAATGAAGGTTCCGCCTCCTCTTCCATATCCAATCGTGCGTCTATGTTTCCCTAATATCTTCTACTATGGCAATGGGTTGTTGGCCTTGGAGTAAAAAATATATCTGTCCTCTGTGTCACGATCCACGACGAAGGCAGAAAAACTTTTGCGATCACTGTATGTTTGTTCGGCAATATGCCGTCGAATACGGACGTGAGGGGCTTCGGTATGCGCTGCGCAGTCATCCCTACGAGGGGGCAGCCGCCGCTACCGCCTCTTCTCTGCGCCATGATGTTAACTCGACATCTTCGATTAACCCTACCCGAAACAGCACCTTTGGATCCCGAACCACATCTTATACCGTAAGTACCTCTGGTGCCGCCAACAACGCCGCTGCCGCTGCACTATATTCCGCTCCCGAACGTCGCTACTCCTTTGTCAAATCCATCGAAGGTCCGACCCGGGCTACTGCCCCGCCGTACTCGTACGATCAAGGGCATCCAGAACATTGAGCACCACTAACTCTTGTTCCCTCAGCTTCCTAAACAACCATAACCCTGGTCGGGTCGTCGCTTGATAGAAACGACCCGACGCTACTCCTCGACACTGCACCGTATGCTCTCCATTTGGTTGTTCGGTAATCTTGGTCACTGTTCCTCCTGCGGTGGGCCCCGATGCTCGGCCCGTTGGTGATGCCTCGGCACACCGGATCCAACACACGTGCTCGCCCACCCGGATGTCATCCACCGACATCAGCCTATACCCTCTTAACTTATGCCCCGCCTCCTCGGGGTTGTTAACTCCCGCCAACTCAATCACCTCCTGCGTCTCCTCTCGCAAATGCCCATACGACGATTCACGCAATCCCACCACCTCAGCCAATTCAAGAAATTGGTTGAGTGTTTCCACATCAAAATCTAACGACATCTAATTGATCTATTCAGTGCGTTCAAAACCCATAGGCCGCCGACAACGGAACCCCAAACGTCGAAGAAGCGTCCGCACTCGGCGAAGGGCCTACAAGAGGGGATGGTGGTGGGTGCGGAGATTGGGCTGGAGCCTGCTGCGGCGACGTTGCGATAGCGTTCGGGTTGGTCTGCATTGCCGGTGGCGGACCACGTGGGTGCATGGCCATTGGCGGACCGGCAAACGGGGTTGCACCCTGCTGCTCCTCCACTTGCTGCTTCGGCTTCTTCAGTCGTCGCATACCTTTCACCGCCGCTGATGGCGTAAACCCAACCACAAACTCGGACAGATTGAAATGCTCCTGCGACGCCAGTGCTGCCGAAACACCCAAGGTCTCGTAGTCTAGCATAGCCGCTTCTACGCCGTTGATTGGTGGAACCGATTCAGCCAGCCGTGTTCCGACAAACAGCGAACCCAACGTCACCGCCAACACTACAAAGCCACCCATCAGCATTCCCAGCGGCGTCTTGGGAGCTCCCTTTGGAAAGAGTCCAAACTCCTTGACAGCCATCGCCACGGCAATCTCAAAGACCGCTCCACCGATCCAAGCCAGGATGGCTGTCTGAGCAATGGCAATGCCCCGACCAATCCTAGGCGATTGGTACCACGGCACCGGATCTGTTGCAGAAGTCAGAGTGGTAGTGTCCATCTGCTGGCTTGGATCGAGATAATTGTGGGGGGAGTCCCCCTCAGACTCCCTAGTTAACTCCGATTGTGGGGATCCTGATAAATTGAGTTGAGACCCCTCCCCCGAGTTAACACAACCTAGCATGGCCAATTCTGGTGTGGTCCGCGCACTCGAAGGTCAGGTCTCCGATGATCAGTACCTCCAGCTCATTCAGACCATCCTCGAAGAAGGCGATGTGCAAGAGGGGAGGAATGGAAGGGTGCGGGTGGTGATTGGAGCCTCGTTGGCCTTTGATCTGACCGAGGGCCAGGTGCCACTGCTGAGTACCAAGCGTATTGCCTGGAAAACCTGCCTGCGGGAATTGTTGTGGTTCATCGAGGGCAACACGTCGGCCAAGGTACTATCGGAACGCGGTTGCAAGATCTGGGATGCAAATGGTAGCCGTGAGGCATTGGATGCTCGCGGGCTTACCGACTATCCCGAAGGTGAGCTGGGACCGGTCTACGGCCATCAGTGGCGGCGGTGGGGCGATGGGTCGGGTGGTTGCATGGATCCTGGCATTGATCAACTCGCCAATGCCATCCACCAGCTCTCTCAACCCACCACCCGCTCCTCTCGCAGAATCATTGTCTCGGCGTGGAACGTGAGCGATCTGGACAGGATGGCGCTTCCGCCATGCCACCTGCTGTTCCAGTTCAACGTGGTCAACGGCGATGAGCTGGTGTGCACAATGTACCAGCGAAGTGTCGATGTCGGCCTAGGCCTCCCCTTCAACATGGCTTCCTACGGTATGCTGACCCACTTTGTGGCACGAGCTGCTGGGCTTCGGGCCAAGCGACTTGTCATGTTCCTAAGCAACGTCCACATCTACGAAGATCACGTTCCCGCATTGACCGAACAACTGAGCCGGAAGCATTCGCTGACCATTCCACGCCTGGATCTGGAGGCCATTCCGACCAATATCAACGACATCAAGGAAGAACACGTTAAGATCCTCAACTACGAACATGCGGGCGACCTCAAGATGCCGATGAGCGTCTGAGTTGACTAGGATGCAAGAGGGGTATGGTGAGATGGAAGATTGCGTGTTGATGAGCAGACTCAGTGCGTTGTGCTGCTTTTTCCATTTTGCGTCGTCCGGACAGGAAGCAGCAATGCTGAGTGGACAGGCAGCACAACGAAGACGGCAACAGATTGCGGATGCACAGCAGCGACAGCAAGGATCGGCAACTAAACGTGAGTCGGCAGGTGATCCTCGGCAGCAGGCGCTGGCCCGACAACAGGCTATGGCCAGGCAGCAGGCAATTGTCCGACAACAGGCCATGGGGCGGCAACAGGGAGGTGCCCGTCGGGCTATGCCGCCACAGCAAGGGCGTGACCGACCACAGGCGGCAGGTCGGACCATGGCTGGTCGAAACGGAGGCACGGCGGCACTTCAGCGGGCGGCGGCGGCGGCGGCCCGGGTATCAAGTCATGTGCAGCAGTTTGAGCACAAGGTGCCTGCGACCTCTACCCCCACCATTGCGCAGGTAGCGGTGGCACAGGGCCAGAACATTTCTAACCTCCGAACCCTCTTGGAGGACCTTGCCAAGGGAGTGATCGAACTGTCCAAGGTGGTCGGAACACACACCAGGGCTGTTGAAGATATGCGTTTGCGTATCGATTCCATTGAGCAAGAACTTGGCGTGGAAATTGACCCGGAGGCCGTGGATGGGGAGCTGGCAGCAACCGAAGACAATGGCGAGCTTGGTATCGGCACCGAACCACTCAGAGACTTTGGCGATGACGGAGAGTACTACAATGAGTCAGCCCTCCCTGCCGAAGGGTACGACGATGCAGGGGACGGTGATGACGATGACCAATACACAGACCATCCAACTGAAGAGGCTGCTTGAGGTGGTATCGGGAATCAGCGATTTGACTACCTTCAGGTTCGCACCCGAAGGGATGCACCTCCAGACGATGGATGGTTCGCACGTGTGTCTGATTGACATTTGGCTCCCCGCCAACTGGTTTGAGAGCTACAAGTGCCCCAAAAGTGTGCATCTTGATACATCACTGCAGTTGTTGGTAAAGATGCTGGGATGCATTGAACACAGACAACGTGCGTGGTTGATGCACTTGCAAGAGCAGAATAAGAGCCTGGTGACCGATGGGTGGGCGCTCTGGCTGTCAGGCGGTGGGAAGGACACATTTGACAAGGAGTTCAAAATGCCGCTGTATGATCTCGAGGACGAGCTGATGCAAATGCCTGAGGTTGACACAGACACCGACATCATCCTCAGCTGTGCACGATGGGCCAAGGTGATTGATGAGCTATCTAATTTCGGCGAAGTGGCCGACATCAGGTGCACCGCCGAGGCCACCTACCTGACTGCCTCGGATCAAACCAAGGGTACCCGGATGGAATGCAAGATCGGACTGGATGATGTCGATGAGTACGAAGCATGTGACGAAGAGTTTGCCATTTCATTCCCACTTAACTTCCTACACAAGGCAGCGACGGCACGACAGGCTGCCGCATTGGGTCCAGTTCACACCGTCACCATCAACATCACCGAGGGTATGCCGATCATCACAAAGTACGATCTGGGCAATGGAGGCTACGGCAAGTTTATCGTGGCGCCGCGGGTGGGCGACGACTGATTTCAACTCCGACTACGATGGCGACGATTGCTACCAACCTTTAACTGCGTCCCTCCTCTTGCATACGTATCGCCCCACACGGTAGGCTCATTCCATGCATCCTTTAGGCGTCTTGACAGCAGCAACTCTGGCGTTGCTCATTTATAGCAATATTGTTTTCTATTTACGACCACCTTCGATGTCCACATATCAACTGACCACATGCACGCCGAGCGAATGTGAGCAATTGCGATTGCAGAACTTGCCCTTTTTATGTCATGGGCTGCCGGCGACGCCAAAGCACGCCTTGGCGCAACGGGAAGATCAGCTGAAGCCTGGGAACAGACACATCATTCCATCGGAACCCCGATGCCGACGAATCATCTATGTAGCAGCGTCACCTACTCATGATACCCCACTTATTGCGATGCTGGCGTTGGATCATTATTCGAAGCTGAAGGTGGCGGTGCCTTTGGGTTATTCACTTTTCTTACCGCCAACCTGGAAAGCACAGATAGAGGTTCCACCAAAGATGGTGTGTACAGTACGTTCTTCGGATTCGGTTGGTAGTCTATGTCTTCGGTTGCCGAAGCTGCTTGGCCCTGCAACAAAGAAGGCGGGGGCAATGGTACTTGCTTTCCTCGAGGACGCATTAGCCACTCTTGACACACTGCAAGTGCAGCATTCAGGGTTGCCTCGACGTGGCGTGGGATCGCCTCGGGTTCCACACCTAAACACACCCGCTTCATGTACTCCACCAACTCAATCCGATCCTCGTGAACCTTCGCACTCTCCTCCGAATCGCCGCCGTCACGCCCAATCATCATCAGCAGATTGTCCTGAACTGGCATCTCTGTCTACTCCTAAACGCGCAAGACCCAACTCCACAAAAAACGAATCCGTAACATATCATTCAAAAAGGATCACCCCAACGCCAGGCCTTGGGCCGAGCATTAGCCCCAAGGTTGCGCAGTCCTGAGTCCATTGTCGGCATTTGCTGAGCCATCGGGATGTAGCCGGTCACGGCTGGGGCTCGAGCAGCCAATGCCAGGCCGTACTGCGTCCGAGGGTCCACCGGACGAAGGTCTGCAAGAGGAACGGGTGGGAGGTGTTGGTTCGCTGTGGATGGCTGTACTGCACCCATTGTGTTGGCAACTGATTGTGGCAAAGTTCGGGTTGCTACGCCGTGAAGCGGAACTGCGTAGGATGCGCCACTCATTGTTCTTGGTCTGTTGAGGCACGAGAATATTGCGTAGAGGCAACCAGATTAGGATGATACATCTCTTAAGAACACCCGAGCCATGCAAAGGCATGTCCAAGACCGCCCCTTTTCGCATAGCTTTGCGGCCGCTCAGGTCCGCCGCCAGCATCGTCAGCCCCACAACCAACCCCACACACCATCCCCTCTTGCACGTTCGGTTGTCGCCACGGCGCCGCACATCCCCCGGCGTCCACTAAATGAATACGACACGCTCAAACTATTGGTTGAGCGAGTTAAGAACCATCGGTCCGAATATGTGCCTACCCAAACCATTATCCAACTCGAACCCCACATCCCCCTCTTGCTCAAGTCTTTACCTTCGCCCGCTGCCATCTCTATGATCGAACTCTTGCTGTGGGCGTACGATCAGTGTGGTCTCTACGACAAGATGCGTGGGATGGCCAAGAGGGTGGTACAAGAGGGACAAAATAAGATGCCATCGGTCTTGTGGAACCGTGTGTGCTATTTGGTGGCCCCAAGCAAGTGTGATCGTTCACTATTGGGTCAGACGGCGCAATGGTTGGCTGGAGCGGTGGATGCCATTGATCACACAAACCTGATCCACGATGTCTATCGGCTGCCGCACCGGGAAATTGCTGCACGAATTATGTTGGTGATGGAGCATTTTCCACTTGGCGATACCTTTACATTGCATCGACTGATTATGGGGCTAACCAGCGAAGAGTTGAGACGGATAGCAATTCAGCAAGCAATGTATAATGTAGGTGCCCCCAAGCAAACCGCAAGTCTCCCAGCCTACGCCATCCGGAAGCGGCCCAAGATAGTCTTCACTGGAGAAGACTTTAATGCGCGTCCAACTGGGTTGCTGATTCGGCGCTTCATCGATCATCTGCCGCCCGATATGGAGCTGGCGGTAATACAGATCGGCAATCCCACGCCATCGGAAAATGATTACAGTTTTCGCACCAAAGGAGTTGACTACCATGAAGTTAAGAGTCCCGAAGAGGCTCGGACCATTCTCGACCGGAACCGCTATGATGCCATCGTCGACACAAAGGGGCTGATGTTCAAGAACCACTGCTGCCTGCTCCAGCCCCGCCGTGCTCCGCTCCAAGTGCACTGGCTGGCTTACCCCGGCACCCTGGGCGTCCCAACTCTCGACTACACCATCGGTGACCCAGTGGTAACTCCTGTTGATGGGAGACGGCAACTTGTCGAAAAAGTGATCCGAATGCCCGAGTGCTACCAAATCAATGACGATGCTTTCAGAATCGACACAATCAGTCCTACCAAGGGTGCCATGCGCCGACGACCGGGGCGGATGCTCATTGCCTGTGTTAACATGAACTACAAGATCTGTCCCGACACCATCTTGGCGTGGCAACAAATCCTGCGTACGTGTCCCCACGTCGATTTAGCCATTGTGTGTCGATCTAAAAAGTCCAAGGCTGCAATCGCATTGGCGTTCAAGGCAGCCCACTTCCGATCGGAGCGAATCCAAACGCACCTGGGCCAGGGACGACCGCAGTTCTTGGCCAACATGCGCCGGGATGTTGATCTGGTGGTGGATCCTTTTCGGTGTCCTGGGCACACTACCGCCTCTGACGCGTTCACCGCTGGGGTGCCTGTTGTTTCATTGCTAACTGACACCTACCACGGCTCGGTGGCACAATCACTTACCCGTCAGATCGGGCTCGAGAAGGAATTGACCGCTATGACCTCGGCTGATTATGTCAGCAAGGTCATCAACTTGCTCCAACACCCTGATCAGCTTAACTCGGTCCGATCTAAGATCCGACAACAACGTCGGTGGTCAACCCTCTATGATCCCAAACGCTACATGGACCATTTCTGGGACGGAATACGGGCCGCCTTGGCCGCCACCAAGAGGGGTGTAATCGATGGCGACATCGACATCAAGCCCCGCCACCGGTTCACCCCTGTCCCCATCGTTAACTCCAACGCCTTTACAATCAAATCAATATCTAACCGTGCAGTCGTGCGACTCGTCTTCGACGATGACACCCAGGTAATGGTGAGTGAATTCCACGGCGAGGTCTGGGTCGGCGAACGGCAACTGACCGATTCTTTTTCGGTGATGCAAGAGGAAGAAGGGAAGGTAAAGAAGCTGGGGGACAATCATGAGCTCCGCTTCACACGATCATCCAAGGGCACCTGTGTCCTTCAAGGATCCCGACCGGTGCTGCTGGGCATTCCCTTTCCCAAGTCAGTTCATATAGAAGACTCGGTAGTGCTGCTGCCCGGGGAATCTCCGTCGAAAGAGTAGACTAAACGATGGTCCTGAAACGCTTCATTAACACCGCACGGGCACCATGCGCTCCCGGGACAAGCTCGGGTGGTCGCACTCGACGGGGGCAGGGCAAGGGCAATTGGAAGTGCCTCCAGGATTCTGAGGTGGCTCAACTCAAACAATGGTTGCGTCAACTCGGACTCACCCCCGACCCACACCACCACGCCCCCTCTTGCAAACTGGGCGACGACACTTGCGTCCTGGAGAAGCTGGACGACCTGGGTGTGCCGGTCGACAAGATCACCAAGGATCGGCTACGACCAAAGGCTCCCCGCAGCTGGGGCAAGAAGCCATCCACCTGGCTCACCACCACCGAGTTTGACCGTGTGATGAAGCAATACGAAGCCGCCTACCCTGAGTTTGAGTTTCTGGGTGCTTCTCCCATTGACTTTGACATACCAATGGGACAGAGCTGTGTGTGGCCCCGGATCTGCAAGTTTTCTCTGGCCAAGGCCAAGCGAGCAGGCAAGACCAAGATCGGCGTGGTGTTCAACGAGGATAACCACGACCAACCCGGCAGCCACTGGGTGTGCGCCTTTTTGGATATTCCACTTGGTCGCTTCTACTACATCGACAGCGTGGGACATCCAATGCCGAAAGAGGTGAAGACGTTTGTGGATAGGCTGAAGGAAGAATATGCTGATATTTACGGAGGGCAACTCCGTGTTGATGAGAGTCGGGTCCCACATCAACGCGGAGACAATCAGTGCGGCATGTATTGTCTGTTTTTCATCATTGCATTGCTGACCAAATCGGCAACGTATGAGGAACTGATGGAGGATCGAATCCCCGACGGGATGATGGCCGAGTTAAGGCAGGTGCTCTTTCGGACCCCAGAAGGGGAGGGAAAACTGGATGCGTTAACTCAGCGGCGGCAAGACGGGGGACGAAAGAGGAGGAACACTAAGCGAGTGCGGGGGGTGCGGGAGGAGCAGAGCCGTAGGCGACGGGGAGTGGCTAAGCAGAAGACGGTTGGGCGGCGGACTCGGCGACGGGTCCAGGGTTTAAGGCATTAGATGACGTCACGCTACCGGCGGCGGCGCAATCTGCCAGTCCCCAGGACCCCCCTCTAGGATCCCAATCGGCGGCGGCAGAATGACTCCACCCTTGCCCTGCCGTCCAGGTGGCCGTACCAGCGGACGAGGACGAGGCACCGCCGGTCCCGGAGCCGCTCCCGGCCCACCAATCCGCATTCTGGCCGCCGGCACATTCTCGCCCCGCATCAGCCGCTGATAATCCAGCAAGTCATATAGCTCACCCGTCTCTTCTCGCAGCGCATAGCGCACACCATCAATCTCCACCTCCACCGCACGCCAGGTATCAATTCGGGTGTTGGCCTCGGTCATCGCATCGCTCTGCTCGTCCGCAATGTTCGGAGTGAACGCCAGCTTCTCAGGTCGTCCTTCGGGGAACGCAAAACACGGCACCCCTGTCTTTGCCGAATGCACCGTGCAGTCAATCGCCGTCGCCTGCACCACCTCTTCCAGTTGCCGGGTGATGTGCTCTTTGATGTTGGCCATCTCGTACAGTGCCTGGTCGGTAGTGATGATACTCACTCCATCCACCTTGCTCTTATCACTATTTCTCAACTCAATCGTTGCATCTTCATCTAGCTGCCGCTTAGTAAACACCATCAGATATAGGAACACCTCGACTGTTCGGTCCGCCTCTGGCAGGTTTTTGTGGCTACAAATCCGACGGGCACGTCCAATAACCTGCTTCGTCCTTGCTGGATGCCAATAAGGTTCGACCACGTGCACCTTTCGTACGTTGTGGAGCGTGACACCCTCGGCACCTGCCGCCGTGATCATGATCGTTTGGATTATCTGGCCTCGGTGGTTATTTGGTGCGATCCGCTTCATTTCCGCCGCCACGTCCTCGGGTACCCGTGACCACTCACCATTGAACGCATTCCGGATAATTTCCTTCTCCTCCTCACTCTCCTCACCTGAATACAAGACAAACGCCGGCTTTACCGTCGACAACGGCTCAGCCAACTTCCATATTCCCCCCTCTTTCGTGAGTTTGAACTCAGTGTAGCCGTTGGTCAGCAAGACAAGCCGAAGGATACCCAAGCCTTCGAGCGTGCGAAACTGCGAATAAACTAGCTGACAACCATTGGTGGTACGAAGCCGCTCAAAAATCGCCAAGAACTTGGGCGACCACGTCTTGAGTCCCTCGGGAGTCAGATAATCGCTGGCGTTGGCCTGCAACTCTCCCAGTGCTGCCTCGATACGGCGAGCGTAGTCCTTTTGCTCCTCTGCTGAAAACTGCTTGGACAACTTAGACTCGTCCTCGGCGCTGTAGCGACCGTCGGGATTTTCCATCCGTTCGGCCGCCGAAGCATTGTCCAGCACGTCTTCATCCAGCTGCGTCCAATCCACCTTGTCCCCATCTTTCTTGTCGTCCTGGCTTCGGGGCATCGGCCGACCAATATCCGGCGGGAACACAAAGTTGCAGAAAGAGCGGGAAAAGATCCGATATGTCGATGCCACCTCCTGGTACACTCCCAACAATTGGTTCTTCCGCCGCTTCACTGCACCCTTCTTATCCTGCTTCCGCTCTTGCTGTCGTGCCGTTTCGTAGATCTTGAACTGAGTGTCGCTCATTGGCACATTTACCACGTTAAAGTCTTTGTCGGGATCGTACCGGGGCATCAGACTCTCGACAGCACTTCGGAAATAACTAGTGAGTCCGATGATCCGTCGACTCAGCAGATCGCGGTTGATCAACTGGTTGGTAGTGGGGTTGAGAAAGAGCTTGCTGAACTCATCCAAATCGTCCGGAAGCGCCTTGTACTCCTTAATTTCGCTGCTAACGACATTAACATTTCGGGCTTCTAGTTCCCGCCGTACGAGTCGGTCAAAGTCGGCCGAGTTGACGTTGCCCTGCATGTTAAGCTTAACCCGAACTCCACGACCCGACGCCCGCACAAAGCCCGCCGGATCCCGGGTCACCTTCAGCTTCCGCTGTGTTGGCGAATATTCCACCACGTCCGAATTGCTGATCGACCGAATGGCCTCTTCGGCGTCTCGCTGGCTGAACGGACCCTGTGTGGTGATGTTGTAGACATGTACACGCATCAGCCCCCGGAGCATGTTGAACATGATTGCCATCTCGTTTGGATAGTTAACAAACGGAGTCCCCGTTAGGAACACAATTTTGGTGTCCTCAGCCTCCATCAACAACTGATACATTTCACGTGTAAGTGAATCCTTCTTGCCCTTGAGCTTGTTAACAATCATTCCCACAAAGTTGTGTGCCTCTTCCAATACCACCACAGCACCCGAGAATGGATTGGAAACGCCACGCTTAGACTTGGCCTCTCGCTTAAGCTGACCAAAGCCATCCTTCCGGATACCGTTGTAGTGAATGAATGTATACTTGTCAGTGATGACTTGGGTCATCTGGGCATCGAGTGAAGCACGCTGAGAGTCGGTCAGGTTGTCCCAGTTGGGCGGATGGCGGGTGTCAATCACCCACGCTCCCTTTTTGTTGTTGATGTAGGTCTGCGACAGACCGCTAACCTGTGCGAGCATTTTGGACTTGGCTGTGCGCGGCGCCGCCTCCACAAAAGTCCAGTGCTGATCACGGCTGTAAATGGGGGCACCGCAGAACTTGATTTCCTCCACAAAGTTTTTCCGAAGCGAAGCAGGGGTCATCACGTAGACGTGCCGGCGATCCATCATCCCTTCGGCCGCAGCGATAGCGGCGCATGTCTTGCCCGAACCCAGACCGTGGTATAAAAGAAGACCTCGATACGGTGTGTAGTTGTTAATGTAGTTGAGTACGATTTCCTGTTGCGGCAAAAGTCCAAAGGTGCCAACCTTGTCGTCGCAGCTCGGTGGCATGGTTTGCCGAGCCAGTTGCTGCCGGATGGGATCGAATAACTTGGCGATAGCACTGACAAAGCCTTGACGGTTGTTGAGATAGTATTCCGAGACAAGCAGCCTGGGCGGTGGATTGCGGGGACCGGTCTGGCCGTGTTCCATCAGCTCTTTGTGCAGAGCAACAGCGGCCGCCAGTTTAACGGTTTTGGCGGCACTCCGTGGTCGGCCCTTGGGGGCCTTGGCGGGGGTAGCAAGAGTGGTAGATGGGGGTGGTGGCGTGGCAGCAGCAGAGGACGCGGGCTCGGGATCCATTGCCCGTTCAGGCTGTTCGTCTTTATCACCCTGAACCACCAACTTGAGCACCGTCTTCTTCTTGCGTGGCTTGGGAGTAGGGCGCGGAGCGCCAGCGGGGGGAACAGCAGCGGCGGGCGGTCCTGCGGTGGATGTGTCGTCATCGTCAGGCACTGCACTGGGCACCAGCTTGAGCACCACCCGTGGTTTGCGGGGCTTGCGCGGCATGGGCTTAGGTGCCGCCGTTGGCGCTGGAGCAGCCGCAGCCCCCGATGTTGGCACCCCAAAACTTCCCAAAAAGGCAACCATATCAAACCCGGGCTGCGGTACCGATTCAATTGCTAACTTCTTCTCGGCCGCTGCACGCGGAGTTGATGACGCAGGAGCCCATGCTGCCGCCTCCTCAACACCACCTTGTTCTCCCTCTTGCATCTCAGTTGTCTTTGGCTGCTTTGGTTGTTTGATTCGTAGCACCATCGGTCCGGCTGGTGCTGCCGCTGGCTTTGGCCGTTTGGTCAGCGCCGCAAGCTTATCCATGGCTATCATCCCTTGACATGATTTCCTCATACCGCCGACGGATGAGCCGCCTTGAGCGCCTTGAGTGCGTTTAATGATGCCTGCTGCTCCGCCTTCTTCTTGAATGCATGCTTGGCCACTCCCAACGTAATGCGACAGCCACCCAGCATGTTCGACAATGCATGAATCTGTGCTATTGTCTTGACCCGAGCAAATGGCACCGCCTCGGCCGGTGGGTTGTCCCCCAACACCAACATTACCGCCATCATGTAACCTTCACCCTCGGGTGCCCCCAGATCCACATACGTCGGCGTAATCTTGAACTCCTTCTGAATCAGAATCTGCAACGTGTTCTTATGGTTGTCGTTCTCGGTCATCAGCTTACACCAATCAATATGCCGTTCAATCAGGGATGTCACAAACTTGGTGCATAGTTCGTGCGCAACTCCACGACTATCGGACTCGCTTACATCTACGTATAGTGCCCCAACCAGAGCCTCCAACAATCCCCCCAGCTTCTTATCGTTTGTTCGAACCCCCGTTTCTTCAGCGTGTGCCGATATCTGGTACCACGCTGACAGTTTTTCTTCACGGCATATCCGACCGAGTGTCTCGTTTTTCACGATGGTTATCTTCTTCTCTGTCAAAAATCCTTCGTTCTCCTGCGGATACCGACGGTACAGATAGTCCTTCACCACCAATTCAATGATCCCGTCACCCAAAAACTCCAACCGCTCGTTCGACTGCAACGCCAAGGGAACCACCCCCGACGGACACGGCGCCAACATCGCTCCCGCCTCCTCAACATCCTTAGCCGAACGCGCAATGTAGGTGCGATGCACCACCGCACACTCAAAAGTTCGCATGTCGTGAATCGGCCGGTTCACGCCATGACCCGCAAAGTAAGTCTCCACCGTCTCCCGAGTAATCACACGATTTCGAGCATTGTACGGAAAGTACACGCTGCCGCCGTTGCTCAGCTGCGTGGTGTCGCCAAGCAAACATTGCCGGGTCCGCGCAGCCGACTCCCCCATCACTCCTCTTTTACTTCCTTTTTCGTAGCGTCTAATCCATATTTGATTGGTTCCTGAACCTCGAACGATAGTGCACTAGCAATGCCATACCAACTTGAACCACCCAAACGCAAACCAATATCCACCTGATGACCTCTTTTCAAATCTGATAACATCATATCAAACAATTTCTGAGTTGCAAACGGATCATTTGATGTTTTGCCAACAGGGTTTGTAATTAATTCGTTTCAGTTCGGCAAGCGCTCCATAGGCTGTGGAATGTAAACTATGGATATGCTCCATTGAATCATTGTTATAAGTGTCTTCCATGGATTCGATCACAACGTAAACTTCATCCTAATTGTTCTTAACAAACAGTTGCTATTTCATAAATATAGAGATCTCTTCCCCAATGCATCAATGCCACGACTCATCATCGCCAAGGGAGAAAACCGCCTATGCAGCGAACTACTCGCACAGCAAGTGTCGTACCAAGTGGAGAACCTACCAGTGGGCGACATCGAAATCCGGTATGCCACCGACAACCCAATAGCCATCATCGAGCGCAAAACAGTTGCCGACCTTATGGCCAGTATTGTTGATGGGCGCTATAAAGAACAATCCACCCGACTTCAAGCCATCCACAACGCCCAGGTGTGGTGGATCATCGAAGGTAATCCGGCCACCTATCGCCGAGATCCTCAGGCACAGACCCGGATGTGTTCCGCTATCGCTAGTCTAGGGTTGCTTCGCAACTTCATTCCAGTACGCACTGCCAACACCCACGAAACCGCCCTCTTGCTCAAGAAACTACTGATAAAGGCGGCAGAGCTTCCCAAACTCGAAGCTACGACGGTATTGCAAGAGGGAGGAGGAGTTGAAGATGCTGCGGGGGTTGCGGCGGGGGCTGCGGCAGCTGAGTACCACCATCCTCACAAGAAATTCAAGTCTGATTGCATCACACGCAACAACATCCAGGCAATGATGTTGGCGCAGGTTCCAGGGGTGAGTGCCACACGGGCAACAGCCATTCTGAAGCACATATCATTGGCCCAGATCCTAGCTGGTGTGCAGATTCCGAGGGGTATCAAGAGCGTCAGTACCATCGGCAAAAAACCCGTCACCATCCCAAAGAATGTGTTGGCTGCGATCGAAGATTATCTACATCCCAAACAGACTGTCTAATGCTAACCCGTTCTGCATCACTCTGTATGATCATGGCAGTGTTGTTGATTCTAGCCGGGATCTGGCTCGCCCAGCAGCAAACCCAATTGGGTATGCAAGAGGGGATGAGTCAGGAACAGAGCGAAAACTTGGTGGAACACACCCAGACCCAACGTGAAGAGGCGGTGCACGCAGCTGGCAAGTTTGATTCAGACCGGGGCACCGCTCGGAGTCACGCCAAGCTGATGACCGAGTTGCTCCACACGCTAGATGCGGAACTAGTATCGGAAATGCTTGGCTACGCCGAGGCCCGACACAAAGAGGGCAACAGCTATGCACTAATGAACAAGCACGCGGCCCACGCCTCGGCGATCAACACACTCCGTACCTCTTGCGAGGACGCACTCAAGGCGGTTCAGGCAGCGTGAGTTAACACGATTAGGATGAGTTAACACGATTGGGATGAGTTAACACGATTAGGATGAGTTAACACGATTAGGATGAGTTAACACGATTGGGATGAGTTAACACGATTAGGATGAGTTAACACGATTGGGATGAGTTAACACGATTAGGATGAGTTAACACGATTGGGATGAGTTAACACGATTAGGATGAGTTAACAATGGGGGTTCGATAAAGCCCCTGATCTACATCGAACTAAGCTGCGGCGGTCCAAACCCAGGTCGCCCCCACAAAGGCACCATCTGTCCGTCGGGTGTCACCACCAACTGCTCCATATCAATCTCACCCTGTGCACTCTGCCCTTGTCGCAAAAACAGCGCAGGACAATTCATGCCCTTGATGTTCAGATACGCCATGAGCTGCGGATAGTCGTTGATTGAGTTGAGGGTGATCGGGTTGACTCCCGGCACCTTGGCCTTCCGGGTGTTGTACAGATGGATCTGCCCTCCCGACTCCATGATGACGTTTGGACACTCGGGGTTAACTCTAATCAGCGACCCATCTGTCCCACCCACTACCCCCTCTTGCATCCATCCCTGCGCCGCATTCGCTGTGGCAATTGCCACCACCAGAATCAACAAAAACGTCAGGGCAAATGATGCACGAAAGGACCCCATCTGTTTTACGCCTCGGTAATGTTGGTCTAGAGAGTAAATTGAATTACTCGGCTTCTGCTTAGAAGAGACAGATTGGAACGATGCTCTACCGCATCACCACGCTTGAGATCGCCGACGACAAATATGGTCAGCCATGCACAGTCCGCATCTGTCTGCGGGGACAAGACCGCAGTCGGTGGTGCCTCGATCTGTTGGGATTCCGACCACACATGTATTGCGACGCACCCAAAGACGACAACGTGGATGCTCTGGTCAGCTACATTACAGGACAAAGCGGCATTGACGGCTCAATCGAAACCGAAGAGATCGAAACCCAGACGCTGTACGGGTATCAGGGCGTCCGCCTCAAGAAGGCAGTGCGGCTAACATTTGATAACGACGCCGAGCGGAAGCGAGCAGCACGGTTGTGGTTTCCGTTCATCGACGGACCAAAACGCGAGCGCACACCCGAAATCCTGTACTTGGGTGCCAAGCTACGGTGCTACGAGAGCAAAGTTCCAGCAATAATTCAGTTCTTGCACGCCAGCGGACTCGAGCCTTCGGGCATCGTCGCCGTCGACTCGGCCCGGATTAAGTCTCGGGTCCCCGAAGATCGGGCATTGTGCAAAAACCATTTCCGAATCCACTGGCGAGCTGTGACCCAGAGCACTGAGATTGAAGCGTGTAGCATCCCGCTTGAGGTCGACAGTATGGACATTGAGGCTTCAAGTTCGCACGGCGACTTCCCGATGGCGATCAAGAACTACGCCATGACGACCCGGGAGCTAATCCAGATGTCTGAACGCCGCAAGAGGGGGGAATGGGATGTGCGAGGCTGGATTGCGGCGGCGCTCGGCATCGGAGAACCAGTGCCCGGGATCTCGCAGGTGGAACTCAAGGGTCGCTGGGATCACGAAAGTAGGAGATGTATTCCTCATGATCCGCTCGTGTTGCACACCACATTGGAGAAACTCTTGACAGCAAAGTGTCCCAAGCCGCCGAAGCGGCGGGTGATTGACGACTACTTTCGGCGGTACGGTGCGGGGGGCGGCAATGAGAACGGAGACGACGATTCGGCTGATGATGGACTAGGCGGCAGCGAAACTGCATCGGTGGTGGCCGACATTGACTACGACACAACGAGCATCGTTAGCGACGATTCGGGGATGGCGTCATCGCACAATGTGTTTGGTCCCGAGGGAGTGCTGGCGCTACCGATCGAGCACAAGAAGAAGGTGGTCATGCTGAACGAGATGCTCGACACCTGCTTGCCCAAGCAAGAGGGAGACAAGGTGACGTACATCGGAATTGTTCGGGGAACCACCGACCCGTCCGACCCTCGCCAAGAACTCTGCTTCTGTCTGCCCAAGGTGAGCCCAAAGAATGCCAAGTGCGAACTGATTCAGTGCGAGTCGGAAGCCGATTTGTTGCTCAAGTACCGCGATTGGAAGAAAAACAACCCGGCGGATCTGGAGATTGGCTACAACACATTTGGCTTTGACTATGGGTTCATGGCGGACCGAGCGCAGGAGCTCGAGATCCAGGTGGAGTTTCTGAGCATGACGCTGAACCCGATGCTGGTGTGTGCCGATAAGATAAAGCCAGACAAGGGCGGTGGCTACCGGATCCACGAGACCACCATTACACTGGCGAGCGGTGAACACTGTTTCCGACAGATCAGAGTGCCGGGAATGATCAACATCGATCTGTACAATCAGTTTCGCAGGGAGGTGCAATCTGACTCGTACAGTTTGAACGCAATGGCTGCTCGGTTCCTGGGCGGCAAGGTCAAGACGGTTGAGGCAGCGGTGGGACTTGACGCCGATGGAGAACCTGAGAGCATCGTGACGCTGGACGACACACAGGGCGTAGTCGAGGGCGGAATGATTGCACTCGAGCAAGAGGGGGGTGATCCGGAACGACGGGTAGTGCAAGAGGTCGACGGGAAGCGGGTGCGGCTCAGCGGGGCGCCGAACATGGAATGGAATTCTTGGGGCCACGCCAAGGACGATGTTTCGCCGCAGGACATCTTCGATCTCTCAACCAACGGCAATCCCGAGGACGCCACCACCGTCGCCAACTACTGCAAACAGGATTGTGCCTTGGTGTATGGGCTCTTTGACAAAGTGGACAGCTTTACTGCACTGACCGAGATGAGCAACGTCAGCTGTGTGCCTTTTGAGTTCCTGATCCTCAGGGGTCAGGGGATCAAGCTCACCAGTGTTCTGGTGCGGGAGTGTAACAGGCACGGACGAATCGTTGAGGACATTAGCAAGGACCACCCCGACGAGCCTTATGACGGCGCAATCGTGCTCGAGCCGCACACCGGGATCCACCGTGATCCTGTCACCTGCCTCGACTACTCTTCACTGTATCCGAGTGCCGACATCTCGGACAACGTGTCACACGAGACGATCAAGTGGTACGAGCAGCGCGACCTCAACGGCAATCTGGTCAAAACGGTGGGCGACCGCCACGGTCCGCTGGCGCCTGGCCACCACCTCATCACCCACGAGTTCCCAACCTACAAGCGAATTTCAGTCCCAAAGAAGACTGGCGGGGGCTTCAAGAAGGTTAAAATGCCAACCGGTCACCGCACCGTCGGCATTGTCCAGTTCCCGCTCGGCGAGCACGGCATGATGCCCATCGTCCTCTCCACCCTCTTGCATCAGCGCAAGACCACGCGGAAGCGTGCCGAGCACAAGCGTCTTACGCTCAAGGACGGCACTGTCTACGAAGGCGGGATGACGATCGACGAAAACGGCAAGTTGGTGCCCACTGACGACGGACACTACGAGATTCTGACCGACGATGCGGGAATCGTTCAAGTGCCGGTAGATGAGGTGTCCGAGGTGACGTGGCGTTTCAGTGAGTTTATTCGAAATGTGCTGGACAAGCGACAGTTATCTTACAAGGTGCTGGCCAATTCTATGTACGGCGGCACCGGGGCGATGACCAGTAACTTCTACGAGCCGAACGTGGCGGCGCTGATCACGGCGATCGGTCGGACGCTGCTGGGGTACGCCAAGAAGGTAATGGAGGGAATTTACAAGCAGCGGCGGGTGGTCATCGGTGGCGAGCCTTACATCGTCACCGCCACTTGTATCTACGGCGACACCGATTCTGTGTTTGTCAAGTGGCGGATTGTGGCAGCCGAGGGTCACACGACGCTGCAAGAGGGTACATTGGTGCAGGGAAAGGATGCTTTGCCGTTGGCGATTAAGATATCGCAAAGGGCCGAGAAGCTGGCGAGTGCGTGCCTGCGGAAGCCTCACACGCTGGAGTACGAGAAGACGTTCCTGCCATGGATCTTGCTGACCCGTAAGCGGTACGCAGGCTATCTGTACGTGACGGCGGAGGACAAGCCGAAACTCAAGTCGATGGGGGTGGTGCTGCGGCGGCGGGACAACGCCAATATCGTCAAGGTCCTATACTACCAAGTGCTGAAGAACCTGCTGAACATCGATTTGCGCAAGTCGTACAACTTGTGCATCGACGCCTTTCGAAAGGTGATTCGTGGCGAGGTCGATCGCAAAGACCTGATTGTCTCCAAGTCATTGCGGGGGCACTACGCCAATCCGGAGCGAATCGCACACAAGGTGCTGGCGGATAGGATTGCCGAGCGGGACCCAGGGAATGCCCCTCGTCCGGGGTCACGGATTGAGTACGTCTTCAAGAACGTAGCCGACGACAAACTGAAACAAAAGGACCGGATTGATCTGCCCGAAGCGGTGGGTGACGATATTGATTATCGCTATTACGTGGATCATCAGCTGATGACACCGATTGCGCAACTGTTTGCGCTGGAACTGGAGGAATTGCCCGAGGCCCGAAAGCGGTGTCCAGCGGTAGCATTCCGACAGGGTGCGACACTCAACGTACGAACCAAGGCGGTAGAGAAACTAATGAATAACGTGCTGACCTCCTCCAAACAAAAGACGATGGCCGATTTCTTCGCTCCCAAGCCCAAGTCCAAGAGCAAGAGCAAGAATAAGTGAGCCTGTTTAGGCGCGGTAGGTGGAGAGTGGTGAGAGGTTGGAGTTGGGTGTCATATCCGGCTGGGTCCGTCGGCGCGGGGTCGGGGGAGGTGCCGGAGTTGACAATGCATTTTCTTCTTCAGAGTTGTCGTTCATTATGTCGGCCAATACCTGCGAAGGCAAACGTCGACGTCGCCGTACATTCCGTTCCCGCTGCTCTAGTTGTCGTTGTTCCTCCTCCAAGATGGCCTCTTCGGCTTGGCACTGCGGACAAAGCGCCACACCACCTTCCATCTGAAAGTTGTGGCGATACCAAAAGTAATGGCCACAATTCGGAAAGAGGCGGACAAAGCTAGAGGGTTCGAAGCGGTAGTTGGTGGCAAGGCAGTGGTCCCACAACCGCCGTGCATTGGGGATGGTGTGATAGATGGTCAACTCGGTCCCTGGCAGTGGTGCCAAGGCGGAAGCAGTGGTGGGACCAGTGATGATGATGTGCTGTGGTTTGGGATCGGGCGGTGTCTTGTTAACAAGATCAATCATCTGGTGCATCAGTACGAGGTGATTCTCCATGTTCTTGCGGTGCAGATCAATCATTGAACGCAACAAATAATGACGCTCTCCCATTGAGGGTGCTGCTGCTTATGAGAGAGAGTATTTTGGCTTAGACGTTCGGGTTTAAGTAAGATAGACAACCCACACATTAATTATGGCGCTCACCACTGTCCCCAAAGGACTTGCTAATCTGGGCAACACGTGCTATCTTAACTCGGCATTGCAGTGTCTCAGCGCCACTGGCTTGGTGGGTATTATGCACCCTGATCCTCCGAACGACACCCCACACCGTTGTGTTTACGGTGCACTAAAGCGCACTCTTGTGGCCATGTCATCTCCTGATAGTCGCCCAATCCTCTCGCCGCAGACGCTGGTGATGATGGTCCGCCGCAACGCCCGTGCTCTGGGCCGGCCCGACTTTGCTGGTTGGGAACAGAATGATGTGGCCGAGTTTCACACGATGCTTGGCGATTGCATTCACGAGGCCACCAAAAGTACAGCCAAGGTGAAGATTACGATTACCAACAAAGCACATATGACTCCTGTGGATGACAAGTGTCTCGAGCGACTAACTCGGTACATTGAAAACGAGCATTCGGTGGCAGCTCGCACAATGGCAGGAATTGAAGCCGGCGTTGTCACCACTCCCGAGGACGTGTTTTTGTCAGCCAAAGCCGAGTGTTTTTACGTGCTCGTGGTGCCAGTACCGCTGAAACAACACACCATTCGCTCCCCCTATTCCTCTCTTGCACCCATCACGGTCGCCGACTGTGTTACGGAGTTTGGCGCCAAGAGCTTAATGGTTGGCGAAAACCAGTATGAGATGCCCGAGGGCTACGCAAATGTCGGCGAGCACGTTGACGCCATCCAAAAACATTTGGTGTGGTTAGCGCCACAGATTCTGGTCATCGAAACCCGACTGTATCGAATGAGTCCGAATGGCGAACTCCAAAAGGGGTACGAGAGACTGGTGGCGAACCCGGTGCTGGATCTGCCGGTCTGGTCAGCGGGGGAACACAAAAAGGTGCGGTATACACTGTGCGGGGTTGCGTACCACCGTGGCGGCAATCGGATGGGTGGACACTACACGGCGGTGGTGAAGACGAAGGATGGAAAGCTCTATAATTGCAACGACACCAGCGTTTCGCCTTTGGCTGCCGGAGCCAAATGGCCCGACGGTGGTTATTGCTTTTTCTATCGCAAAATCCTGTGAGTAAGAAGTAGGCATCTCAGATGATCGTCTCCACTGGCCGGAGCACACTCAATCCATATATCGCAGTGGTCATTGGTCTGTTGGCGTTGGCTCTCTACGTCTCCACGACTGGGGAGACCGTCCCGAAGCTGATGTCGCAGGCCGAGGCCATGGCTGCGGCTCCACCTAGTATGGCGGCAGCCCCACCAACCACTGCCCCGAGAGAAACACCATCGCTATATTCTTCCTCTGCCCCGTCTTCTTTACCATCAGAGGAGGAGACTGCTAATCCGTTTGCTTCACCTTCTCCGCGCCCATCGCCATTTGCGATGCCGTCGGTCCAGCAGGTGTCGTCCGAACCTACTCCGGCTCCGCCAACACCGTCGCCGTTTGCCACGCAGAGGGGAGGTCAGCAAGAGGGGGATGGATGGTTTGGTGCTACGCCGACGGAGGCGACGGCAATGCCAACGGCGACGCCAAAGGCGACACCGGGATTATTATCTGATGAGAGCGGCAGCGACGACAGCAGTGACGACAACGAAGGGTTGTTTGGATCGTTCGAATCGGGGGCGGCAGCCACTGCGGCGACGGTGGGAGCAACGGCAGCGGCGGCTGCCGACGGGGTTTCGCTGGGTGGTTCGATCGTATGGACCCTACTTAGCATTGTAATCGGCGTGTTGGTATTCTTTGGGCTGCTGGCGATGCTGAGCCGTCTAGGTGGAGTTGATATTAGCGCAGCGCTTGAGCGGGGCTTCAACACTTCGACCTCGCTATATGATGTCACCCTCTCGCAACCAGAAACGCCAGGTGTGGCCCCGGTGGCACCGCCGCAGCCGGCCGAGACTATGGACTCGGAGGTGTTCCAAGTGGGCAACGGGAATCTAAGTTACGTCGAAGCCAAGGCCGTCTGCCGGGCGCAAGGAGCCAAGCTTGCCACCTACTCCCAGATTGAAGATGCATACAACAACGGTGCCGAATGGTGTTCCTATGGCTGGAGCGACGGCCAGCTGGCGCTCTTCCCGACCCAAAAGGACACCTATGAAAAGCTCCAGTCTGGATGTACCGGAGACCAGAACGCATGCGGGCGTCCGGGTATCAATGGCGGTTTTATTGCTAATCCAAACGTGCGGTTCGCAGCCAACTGCTACGGCACCAAACCCAAGCCGACCAAGGCCGAAAAACGTGCGCTGGATGCTCCAGCCGCCATCAGCCCCCAGGATTCCGAGGCCAATCGTTTGGCTCAGCTGTTCAAGCAAGCCGACAAACAATTCAAGGTGCGACCGTTTGCCCCAGGTGAGTGGGCTGAACCAGGAATTACTGCCTCTAGCGCCCAGATGCCCGCGCCAGGCGCTCCTCACGCCATTGCCTAAGCCACTGCAACGATTGTAATGGATCTTCTTGCACCACCTCCTCCGGATACGTCGGATTTACATGCGACATCACGATTGCCGCCACGCTTCCTGCAAACGCTCCTGAGCGTGCGTGCTCCAGAATATTTGCCTGCGAATGTCGGGTTCCCTGCAACACTTTTGCTGCATAGGCTTCAAGTTGCGGACACAGATCTTCTAACTTCACCTCGTGCCGCTCTTGCATCCGCTGCCGAATTTCGGGGCATCCCCGAAAATCTTCCGATGTGTAAAGTTCCTGAAGTTCCAACCGTGCCAACTCGTTTTCAGCCAACGAGCCCATCACCGATACGACACAGACCTGATGTAATCAAAGACGTCGTCTCTAAGCGATTGTGTGTCGTCAAAGTCAAAACCCGCCGCAACACAAATGTCAATAAGATCACTGACCCAAGCATCGATCAGATCCCCACGAGTTACCGAAACTGGTATCCCCTTCTCTAGCAATCGTGTGTGTTCCCAACGGTTTATGGCGTTCCAATAATGTTCACGATGGGCTGCATAGCACTTGCGACTGTGTTGTTGCAAGAGGAGGAGTTCAGGATCAGTGGATCGGTGCTTGGCAATGCCGTTCAACACCGAGGCCGAAGACGTAGAGGCGGAAGCGGAGGCGAACGACGGTGTGGATGGGATTGAGGAACGGCGGGTGCCGGGAGTTGACGGACGGGTGCTTGGAGTTGACCGAGGCGGGGTTGGAGCTGACATTTATCCGGGCACAATCTGTTGGTATCCAAATGACACAAATGTCTCCAGGTTTTTTTTGAGTTACTATATTACAATGCCGGGACAGAACGTGACAAAGGCTGCGCTGATCAAGACGATCCCGTCAAACACTGGCTGTACTCTCTTGGTTCCGCGAAACCGTGAGCAGATGATTGCCAATCGCTTCCCAAAGCGGAAGGATTGCAGCTCCGCCAAGACGATTACGCTGGCTCCAGTCGGCGGCACGGGCAGCAAGCTGCTATTCAAGGGTGGCTCCAAGTAAGTCAGGGTGTCTGTACTCCCTGAACCCCAATAATTCAAAACCCCTCAGCACGGGGCGAAGCCCTCCTTTCTGCGCTGGTCTCAACTCTTCAACTCTTGCTATCTACGATAGTCTAATGAATCCCGAAGCACATGCTCAAACCGAAATCCTCACTCAGCGTTGGCTCGAGCTCGACGACACTATTCGTCGATCTAATGAGCTGGTGAGAGACATTCGTTCAGAACGCAATCAGGTCGGTGATCAGCTGGTGAAACTGTTGCAAACCCAAGGCTACAACAAGCCATCGCTTCGTCTAGGCGGTGAGACGATATCGCTGACCGAAAACCGCCGGCGGGCTCCGCTGACCCTTGAGCTGGTTGGCACCGCTATGCTCCAGGCAGGAGTTGAGGCTCGCAAAATGCAAGAGGTGATTGAGTGGTTGGAGCGACAGCGTGAAGACAACGCATCCACTTCGGTCGCCCTGTATCGACGCAAATCTAGGCGGGTACGTCGAACCCGCCGTGCTCCTAGGCCGTGCGGTACAGAAAGCAATGGATAACCCACCAATCAATCAGTGTGATGAAGTTCGTCAACGCGTCCAAAGTTGCACCTCCTACCGAGGAGCTAACGCTTGATTCACCAGTGTCGGCGCCAAACGGTAGCTACTGTGCGCCGCTCTACATTGGGCTGTCGCCAGCGCAAACACTGGGCATCCAGTTGGGTCCGGCCAAGACGTCGGGGTTGGTCGAGACCGCCCATGTCTGCTACCTCGATCTCGAACTGAGTCCTGAACAGCTCGAGTGGATCAAAACGGTCGAAGCGACGATTAAGGATCAGCTGCCGGGGCACAAGACCGTGTGGTTCACACGTGATATGGAGCCAGCGGACGTCAACTATTTCTTCGACACCAGCATCCACAGCAACAAACTGCGTGTGCATGTGGCCCGTTCCCATACCTTTGACACGATAGATCTTCAGGTTTTTAAGGAGTCTGGGGAATTGGCTAATACTGAGTTGATAAGCGGCGATTGCACTCTGCTGGCGCTGGTGTGGTTGCGGGGGGTTGCCCATCGTTCGGGCCGCACGTCGTTGGACTGGGTGGTTCAGCAGGTCATGGTGATGAAGGAAACCAAGTGTCTCATCGGTCTAGGCGAGGCCGATGCGGAATCCAAGGCGAAACCCAAGACAACCCTCCAGAGTCCCTCCCATTCGCAACCCGTGCCGCCATCGCCAACCAAGGCGAAGAAGCAGATAGCCAAGATGCAAGAGGAGAAGAAGGGATTGAAAGAGGTATTGGTGAATGCAGCGGATTTGGTTCCGTCCATCACTCCGGCGGGTGGTGCCCATATCGAGTTGATGCCAGAATCGGATCTGTTGGCGGAAGAGCTGGAGGAGCAGATCGAGATCGAAAGGCAGCGGCGCGCCGAGGCGCTTCGGAGCTTCATGGAGGCTAACGATCTCAATCCCGAGGACTATTACTTTCCAGACACCGACGAAGAAGACGAAGATGAAGATGAGGACGAAGATGAGGACGAAGATGAAGCTGAGGACGATGATGATGAGAAAGAGGGAGAGGATGACAACGACGCTGATCTGGGTGAGATCGAGCAGCTGGCGTGAAATGGTTGGCGAGATACAAAATCTTCTGCCACATTAAGCTAATGGCGAAGTCTATCCTTCAGCGGATCGAGGGTCTCGGTAGCGGTCTTTCTATTGCAAACGTCATCATTATTGCGGTTGTCATTGCGTTAGCGGTGGCCTTTTTCCGCAGTGTCTGCGGCGTCAAGGACGGAATGGCGAACCAAGGCGTGATGCCGGCGTTGTATCCGGGTGGCCCAGTCGCTCCTCAGGCGGGTCCGGCCCCAGCTCCGACTGGTCAGGATTTCGCAGCCACAGCGGTCCCTCCAGGAATGGGCCAGGGCAGTGCTTCAGCCGACCCTGAGCAGCTCAAGCCTCCTGGAGCTCTCAAGATTAACTGGCTCCGTCCTCCGCTCCTCTCGCAGAACCCACTCCGCAACGCTAACCTGACGGTGCGTGAGGATCCGCTCATCCCAAAGGTGAATGTGGGTCC